TCAGAAAGAACACCAGCTATGAATTCTTTTGGAGTTTCAAAGTCGTCAATTTCATCGTACCCTTCCATGTAGGTGAAAAAATTCCGTATGTTTCCTTGTGCTCGTATAGCAGCACTCTCTACTTCTGGGCCGGTTCTGTCTGTCAGGGTTTTCAAAACCGAAGGTTTGTGTTTCGGGATAAAAACCGTTTCAAAATTAGGATACATACACATATTCGTTGTGGTGACCAAGAGGGATCCACGAGAAATTCGATCACCGTCCGCAACTTTCTCTATGATGGGTTTGAAAACAGGATCGTAATCTTCGATGAATACATGTTTCGTTGACGGTTTTATGAAAGGAAGGAAAAGTGATTTACTTTTTAGATGTTCGGGTAACAGTTCAACATGATTCAAACCTTCAAGAACAGCTTTGAGTATATATGACTTCCCTACACCCAATGAACCACAAATGAAAACATTTTTACGTTCACGAATGTACCGACGAATTAGATCAATCGTTTTTGTGTGTATTGTGGAAACAATCGGATCTTTTTTTTGCTCAACTATTTTAATGAAAGAATCCATTGATGACTTTACTAATCAGGCCATAGATTTGGTGCTCGGAAATAGCGCACTTCATAAACGTATCGTAGAACCTTTAAAAAGGAAAATTGTACCATACATTGTTTCAAGTATTCTTACCAATTTGGTTATGTTTATTCTTTTGGTGTACCTTGCTCGACGTCTGTCTCTTCTTCCTCTTCTTCCTCTTCCTCATCCTCTTCATACTCCTCAGGTTCTTTAGCTAAGAAGGTACCCACCTTTTCAAAAACAGTGTCTTTTGTTATAGCTCGAATAGGTTCAATAGTTTTTGGTAACTTAAGAGATGGTATGGGACGCACAGTTAATATCTCTGGTTTTGTGAACACACCTTCTAATGGGTACTCCTTTTCGAAGTTCATAAGAATCTTTTTAGGAATAGCAGGACATTGTTCGAGTAAACGATCATATTCAGCTTTGCATTCTTCAACAAATTTCAAACCCTCCTTTTTACGTTCTTCACGAGGTAGAGATAATTGAAGTCTAATATTTCTTGAAAGACTTCCATGACCTAACGCAGAGGTTCTGTGATTTTCCATCAGTTCATTCACCTTAAGGAACTGCATAATTGTCGCGATCAGACCTGCGATGAGATTTAAACCACCAATTATTGATGGTGCTGCAGGTTGTATACTCACAGGTAAAGTACTCTGCGCAAAGTTTGCAGTACCCGTGATGGTCGATAAGACGATGACTGGTAAATTAAAACGCAGACTCAACTTTTTATACATCAGAAAAGAGCGATGATGCATATATCTGTAACATGCACACGCCTCACCCCATTGACGCAACACATTCTCATGATATTCATTCCACGTTTCTTCCATATTAATTTCTTCTGACATCTTATAATAGATGAACATAATATTCTTCATGCACGTCATCTTTCTCTTGGCTATCCTAATTGTCCCTTTCACAAACAACCAGAAGAACCTCGAATTTTATTCAATGCTCATTCCATTCCTTTTTTATCATTGGTCGGTGAATGACGATACTTGTGCACTCACTCAAGCGGAGATGTTCATGACAGGAAAACACAAGGATGAAACATTCATGGGACGCCTAGTTGGCCCAATCTATAAGATGGAAGACAATGAAGTGAACAAGTTGACCAAAACCCTCTTCTTTGCACTTTGGGCATTTGTGCAGTACCGACTTGGACATTTTAAAGAATTTACAAAGGATTTGAACCAAACACTTAAAGTTATGAAGCTAAGGTAAAATAGTCATGGATACCAAACTTCGTAACGAAATCGATCGCTTGAAAAATGCTAAAGAGATTTACCAACGAGAATATGTCACGAATATCGAAGAACTTGAGGAGAAGGTTGAACGTCTCGAAACTCAAATTGATCGCAGTGAATCTGAAATGAAGCGAGAAATCCTTAGAAAACATAAAACCCTTTACATCCAAGAAATTGAAAAACTTGATGCGACCATCGAAAAGACGACCAAGTTCATCGATGATAAAGTCGCAGCATTGGATATCAAGTTGAATGAAATCGTCAAGGAGAAGAAATCATTCGACTATAACATCAAGAGACTCGGGGAAGCTATTGAAAGGCGGAATACCGCTGAAGTTTTCGATATGTTTGAGACAGTCATGAACGCACTCAAGATTTTGCACGAGGAGAGAACTTAAATTGATCAAAGAAGTGTACACAACTTTTAAAATTGTGGTACAGGATCATACATAACGCATCAGCGATGTCGTGTTTTCTCTCATAGGGAATGTCTCCATCGATATATTTCTCAGCGATGGAGACAGTTCTTTCCTTTCTTTGGTCATAGTCTAGATGTCTCATACCAAAATGTACGCGCATGCTCACAGGTGAAACTAAAGAAACCTTATCTTTGAACATGTAATGTAGAAGTATCTCGATATTCTGGAATCCCCCGGGAGGTTGCCTCTCTATGAGGATTTTTTCAGCTTTGTCGAATAGGTCTCGGTGATCTTCTACAAATAAAGGAATAGTGTCTACGAAATCATTTGAGTGTATGTATTTATAGTCTTCGAGACTTACCTTCTTTATATATTCTACGTCAATTTTTGGTCCAGATAAAGACTCTGCTAAGACAAGACCCATATTATGATAACCAATGTCAATCGCCAACACCTTCATGTCTCTAAGTGAAAGATTTTCCTTAACTATAGTAAATGAAGAACAAGACAAAGACTCAATTGCTATGGGTGATCCTTGTCGCGTTGGTCATGGTCATTGTGTATCTCATCCAAAATCCTCGTGTCGTTAAGGTTCCTACTATGATGGTACCCCCAAGACCCGTGCGTTCTCAGGAGATTCGGCGCGAACCTGAGTTCAGAGGGCCACCTATCAAGAAATATAAACCTGGTCGTATGCAACAGATGGGTATACTCACTGGGTCCGGTGAAACCCTACCACTCTATGGTAAGGAAGTTCGTGGTCGCCGTGATCGTTACAACTATTATACAACCACTGGAGGTGAGAACCTATACCCCATTCCAGTGAGTCACAGTGGTCGCGACTGTATGGAAGATATTGGATGCCAAGAGTTATACGGAAATGAAACAGTCTCAGTAACTGGTAAGACTGGTTCATTCGTGGTGAATATGTACAGGACAGACGACTTTTTTTAAATACGCTTTTTAACGTCGGTTACAACGCGCGAAGTTGATGAACTGCAACAAGATGAGCATATACACGCAGCTGCGAGCATTGGTGGTGTTTTGAATGGCATCTTCATAACACCGTACACCACAAGTATAGAACATAAGATTCCACATATATAAGCAGCAAGCCACTCAATCTTCATAGGCTTATCATCTCCTTTGAAGATGTCAGAAATAAATGGGATTTTAGGCATATCAAGACCCGGGATCAAAGAAAACACAAGTCCCATTTATAGTACGTCAACAAAAATTATTCGTCAGATCGTATTCTCTCCTGTGAAATCCTGGTGTCCTCGTCAGTTTCGCCTTTTCAAGTAAAAGTTCCTTAATCGTATCTTCATCGAGATGTTTGAAAAAGTCCTTCTTCACCTCGATGTCGTCAAGTTGATGTTTCTCACGATTACTTTGGACATATGGCCAAGTGTGTTTTCTCAATGATGAAACCTCTTCCTCAAGTTGTCTAATCCTCGGTAGTAGAACCTTATGAATAAGTATTTTAAGTTCATGTACATCACTCATCTTACCCTAATTTCACAATTTATCTTTATACATTGTAAGTATGACACCAGAGAAACGCAGTTTTGTGAAACTGGTCGCACACGGTGTTCGAGACTTGATGGAGTATCTCAGGTGTGATATAAAGATAGGGGTCAATCCTGAAACCGATTTAGAAAAGTTTATAAAAAGACAATTGCTCATTAAGAAGAGTGAAAGTGATTATGACTTCTCCGTGGGAAAGTTTCGGATGGCATTGGATATGCTGCCTTATGAACAAATCGTAAACTTACTCATTTACCTGGACCATAGTGGGGTAACTATCGATCGTGCGTTTACGATGGCATCGCCAAATCCACTTATGTTCTCGAAAAATGATCAGGAATTTGTCAAGTTGATTAATGATGGAGACATCAAGACGTTTTATGATTTTCTTATGTACTAATATATGCAGTACAAGGACCTGAAAAATAAAGCTAAGAAGCTGGGTCTCCGTGTCACCAAGACTGTCGACGGAAAGCGCGTCCAACTTACCGCGAGAGAACTCCGCTCCAAGATTACTATGAACTTTGAGAACAGTGTGAAGAACGCACAAAAAGTTATTCGTATCTGTCAAACCGTAGTTGCTCCTGCGGCGACACCCAGGCCTCAAGGCGCTCGTGTTCCACCCCCCCCCCCACCTTCTCCGCCCACGGAACCCCGGCTTAAAGCTAAACGGGTCCAAACCGTGGCGGCGCCCAAGGCAGCCATCGCGAAAAAAAGGCCCCGCCCAAAATAAATGCCAGGT